AAACAAATACTATAAGAACAACTCCAACTTGGAATAGGTACAGATACCAATTAGAGTCATTCCCATTTAAGAAGCAAAATTTGATTTCCAATTGGGAAAGGACAAGATTTCATCGTAATAAAATTGATGTGAACTTATTTGGTCTTAAATACGGCTCTGAGCCGATTGGGTTGCTTAATACAATTAAGTTTGTTGATGATGACCCTAATAAGCTTTACTATATAGCAAATCTCAAAGAGATTGACTTTGCAAGTGCTACCTGGCAAGCCACACTTGTTGAGGTTTATGACAATGATAGGGACTTTCTTATCAATACAAATGCTACCTATACCAACAAAACAGGGTCAGGTCTTGTTCCAATTACTTTGAACTATGGACAGTATTTCACAGTAACGGGTGGAAATGTTCTGAAGTACACCGGAACACCAACCATTACAGTTGACTTCAAGTGTAGGGTTGTTGGAAGCATTACAGTATCAACAACTCCGGTTGTGGTTAACTTTACTCTAAGCAATACAACTGGCATTTTAAAGACTGTTAATATTACTGCAACTACGAGTCCATTTGCGGTTGATGTTGACCTAAATGTTGATAATGTTGTTTTGGCTACAAATAATGAAATTGAACTAACTTTAAGCGCAAGTATTACATCACTTACAGTTACAAGTAGCTACTTGATATTTAACAACAACGATTCACTATATCCTACTTATAAATCAGGTTATATCTTTAAATAATGGCAGACGTAGTAAAAGCAGAAGGATTAGTTATAGCATATACATTAAATAACGATGTATATCCATTGGCTTGTGCAAAAAACTCAAGCCTTAATATTAGTAGGGACTTTCTTGAACTTGCACCCAAGACCAATGGTTTGTATCGTGAGTACATCCCTGCAAGGAGGAACTTTACGATAAGTGGTAGTGGTTTGGTTAAGATGGCCCAGGCTTTTATGCAACCATTTGAGTTCTTTGAGGAGTTCTTTACGGGATCAGATGTAAAATATACAGCTTATTTAGATATCATTGATGCACAAAATAATTATAGGGTATTTGAGTTTGATTGCTATATACAAGACTTAACACTTGACTCAACAATTGGCGCAAATGCGACATATAGTTACAATATCCAAGGTAGTGGTAACTTTACTGAGTTGACAGTTGTGGATACTTACACAGTAACAAGTGGTACTATTCCTGCAAGGAACCCTGCCACTCACAAACTCGTTGCCGTTGGATATGGTGGCAAATGGTACTATAACTACACAGTTACGGGGTCATTTGTTATATCACTTGGAACGGCATTAAATGGCACATCAGTTATTGCTGCTTACATTGCATTATAACCATAATAAATCTTAAATTTACATTATGATAGGCGAACATAATTTAAGGACAATTAAGAGGGGTGATACATGGGTATTGCCATTATCATTTTGGGAAGATGAGTGTCAAGAGGTGGCGATTAATGTAAGTACATATACTTTTAAACTTATGGCAAAGAATAGTTCCGGTACTACAATTTTTACTTGGGATAATGCTATTTTTGTGCAAGGTGCTACTAATGAGAGGACAGTCACTTTAAGTGCTGTCACAACTGCTACTTATACTCTTGGTGAGTTCAATTACGAACTACAAGTTACTACTGGTTCTGGTGTATTTACATGGATGCAAGGCTTTGTCCAAGTTGTTGATCAAATAACAAGTTAACGATGGTAATCAAGATAAATTATACAAGTAGTGATGTGTATGTCAGCACATCAGTATCACCGGTTTATGTGGTAGTTAATTATAGTGGTACTACTACGGGTGCAGCTGTGTGGGGTCAGATTACAGGAACACTTAGTGACCAGACTGATTTGCAAAATGCTCTTGATGCAAAGTTTGATGATCCTACCGGAACAACAGCACAATATCTTCGGGGCGATGGTTCGCTTGCTACATTCCCAACTATACCAAGCGGAACAGTTACATCAGTAGGATTAACAATGCCAAGTGCATTTAGTGTTGCAAATAGCCCGATAACAAGTTCGGGCACAATAGCGGTTACGGGTGCAGGTACGGCATCTCAATATATCAGAGGTGATGGTCAACTTGCTACATTACCAAGTAATTCAAGTGGAGGAAGTTCGGTAGCGTATTACCTTAATGGTAGTGTTGCTGCAAGTGTTGGTACTTATTATCAAATGAGCAAGACTGCAGTTATTGGAACTGGAACTGATTTTTCAAAAGCAGGAAATGGTTTAATTTCTCAATTCTTAACAGATGTAGCAGACCCAAATAGATTAGAAATTCCTGCTGGTGCTTGGAATTTTGAGATGTATTTTAGTGCATCATCTTCGGGTGGTACACCTGCCTTTTATGTTGAATTACTAAAATATGACGGTACAACTTTTACATCTATTGCATCATCGTCAGCAGTTCCTGAAGCAATTACAAGTGGGACTATCATTGACTTGTATTTGACTTCATTAGCAATTCCTCAGACAACTTTATTATCTACTGATAGATTAGCAATAAGAGTTTACATTGTCAATAGTACGGGCGGTAGGACTATTACAATGCACACCGAAAATTCACATTTATGTGAGATAATTACAAACTTCGCAGGTGGAGTAAGTGCTTTAAATGGTTTAACTGCAAATACTCAATACTTTGCAACGGGTACAAGCGGAACAGACTTTGCGATTAGTTCAGCAACAGACACACATACGTTCAATCTACCAACGGCATCAGCAACGAATAGGGGTGCATTGAGTTCTGCTGATTGGAGTACGTTTAGCGGTAAGATTGGCGGTAGCGGTGTAACGGGACAAGTTGCATATTGGAATGGAACGAATAGTCAGACGGGTTCAAATAATCTGTTTTGGGATGCTGCTAATGCAAGGTTGGGGATTGGCACAAATACGCCTGTTGATAAGGTTGACATAAATGGTGGATTGGTAGTAAGGGGAGATATATTAGCAAGAACAACAGGAAGTACATTTTTATATCTAAGAGCAAATGATACAACTGGTGTTGCAGGTGTAAGATTTGCAAGAGAAAGCACTGGGGCACAATTTGGAAAAATAGACTATGATTTTGCTACTGATAGAATGATATTTAGGTCAGGTGGTAACGATAGGATGTATCTAACATCCGTAGGCAACTTGCTTTTAAATACCACCACCGATGGCGGTCAGCGTTTGCAGGTGCAGGGTGACGTATTTATAAAAGGTAGTGGCGCAACTGATTCAACTTTTGGTTTGACTGTTCAGAATAGTGCAGGAACAAATTTATTAAGATTTAGAAATGATGGTTATTTTTTTATCAATGGTTCAGGTATATTAAATGGAAGATTAGATATTGATAGTGACTTTAGGGGAATAATGGCAGCAAGTTCAAGAACTGCGGTAGGTAGAACTTCTAATGGCACAACTACTCTTTTTTATAATGGGTTACAACTACTTACGGGGAATGCTGCATGGTCTTTCAATACAGATGCAGGTTACAATTTAACTACTGGTTCTGCAGTTGGTTTATCAATAAAAAATCAATTTACACCAACATCGGGAACTGCTGAATTTACTCATTTAGCACTTACACCAACCATCAATCAGACTGGTGGTGCAAATGGTATAACAAGAGGTATACATATTGCATCCACTCTCACCGCTGCTGCTGATTGGCGGTCAATTGAATGGTCAAACAATAGCGGTTGGGGATTGTATGGAGCAGGGACTGCGAATAATTATCTTGCAGGAAAACTTGTAATCGGAAAAACATCAGTCAGCACATTTGCTCTTGATGTCAACGGAACGGCAAGGGTGAGTGGGGATTTGACTGTGAGTAAGAATCAGAATGCGGGTACAAGATTTGATGTAATTAATACAACATCGGGAACTGGTTCTTATGCTGAGTATAGGATACAAGCAGGTACTGGTAGTGCAAGTTTAGGTAAATTTAGTGGCACAACAACTGCTTATAAATTCATAAATGCGAATGATTCATATTTTTCAAATTTTACTAATGGAGATATTGGATTTTTAAATGATTTTGCAACAGGCAATATAAAATTTGGAGCAGGTGGTTCATCAACGGCACACATGACAATCAAAGCAAATGGTTCAGTAAGATATCAACCAATGGCAACTCCTGCAAGTTCTGAAGCAGGGGATGTATATTATGATTCATCAACAAACAAATTAAGGTGTTATAACGGAACATCATGGAATGATTTATTCTAAAACTTTAAATAAAATAAAATGGCAAAAAAAATCGAACCCGTTACAATATGGGTAAATGGCGAAAGCAAATCAGCAGAGTATTTTCAAGTTACTTGCATTAATGACAACTACGAAAATAGTGCTACGAATTATTGGCAGTTGTTCACCAAAGTTGTAGATGCTGAAGGTGTTGAATCAATGGGTGAGCAAGTTGCTCAAGGAAATCTTACCATTGATGGTGCTGATTACATTGCATGGGGTGACCAACCCGCAATGGCGATTAACGCATGGATTTACAATTGGAGTGCGGAGAAACTTAACCTGACCATCATCTAATGAGGATCAATCGGTCAATCATATCAAACCAGACTGAGTCGGTTCCCGTAACACGAACCCTCACCATTAATGGTACAACATATGACCTAACGGCCAATCGTACCTGGACTGTTAGTGGTGGGGGAGTGACGGGTAGCGGTACTACCAACTATCTATCGAAATGGACAAGCGGCACCGCGTTGGGCAATAGTTTAATTTATGAAAGCGGAACCAATGTCGGCATTGGAACTTTAACTTTTGTTGATTATAAATTGACTGTTGCGGGCGCAATTGCTGCTTTGAGTGGTGGATTGGTATCCAATTCAAACTCCGGTATTGATAGCAATCTATATGGAAGCGGACAAATTGTTAGTGGATCATCATCTCAACCAACTTTATATTTAGATACAACGTGGAACACAACGGGAAATCCGTCATTGATTGATGTTAACGCAACAAATACGGCGAGCGGCGCATCTTCGAAATTGCTCAATTTAAAGGTTGATTTTACAACAATGTTTAGTGTGAGCAAATCCGGTGCAGTAACAACCGCGCCTCCAACGGGATACACCGCAAAACCCTGGAAACTTGGTGATGCAACAAGTGGAACGATAACACCAGATTATTATATCAAAGTTGAGATTGATGGGCAGATTTACTCAATACCTGCATTGTTAGGCACTCCATAATAGATTTTTTAGTATTTTTATACCTAAATTATAAACTATGAACTTGACAGAACTGAAGGCACAAGCCTATGACATCCTTGCTCAAATTGAGTATTTGCAGAAGCAACTTCAAGACACTAACGCAAAAATTGGCGAAGAACTCCAAAAAGAGAAAAACGAAAATGGATAAAAAAATTAGTGCATTACCGATTTCATTTGAGCAGTTCAGCAAAGACCCAGTAAAAGGTTTTCTGTTCATAACATTAATTGCAATTGGTTACTTGTATGTAGACCAAAAGATGCAATACACCGAGCAGATTGAACGGCAAGGAAGCAAGATAGAAAAGTTGGAAGCAAAGATTGATGCTCTTGGGATTCAACTCAAGAGGTCTGATTCATTGCTCTCTGCTACAACATCTAAAATCTTAGTCCTTCAAGAACTCGGAAAAATCAAATGAAACGATTAATTGTATTACTATTTATCTCATCATGTGCCAACCCTGTCAAAGAGGAGAAAGTCCTTTTTGATGGGGTTGATACTATCCTTATGCAATCAAGGGAACACATTGACACTATTGTAAAGTTCCTCCCAAAAGTTGACAAGCATATTGAGAAAGCAGAGAAGCAAGTATTGCTAAACGTATTAAGCATCAAATTGCAAAATGCTAAACTCAAAGAGGATGCAAAAATAGTCAAGACCATTACTATTAGAGATACTATTATCATTAAGGAAAAGACTAATTTTTGGGGGAAGAAAAAGACCTCTACTGATTCCATCTCAT